TTTGCTCTTCCGATCTGGGAAGACTAATTTTTTTTCAACCAACTTCTCTCTCCTATCTATTCTTAGCGGCAGCTGCCTCTTTTTCTTGTCTTTCATTTTCTTCTTTTATATAAGTCTCTAGAAGACCAATATAAATCTGTCTTTCCCACGGTATCATATCTTCTAGTTCTGTTAAACTATATTTATGATGTTGCATCATTGCAAAATTAGTTTTATAATAATAGAATAGGCTTTCGTGGGAAAGCCCTATTCTAAAAAACTTTGCATACCTTCTAAAAGAATTTCACTTGTTACTCCTGTTTTTGGATTTGTTACTTCTACAAAATGACGAAGTTTAGGCATAGTTTGAAAAAAAGCAAGTAAAGAATTAAACTGCAAAGTATTTAAACTTTCAACGAACTCTTTTACTTCTTCAATTTTCATATCAACTCTGTGAAATATTTCATCTCCATTATGAATTTCACTGATACAAGTATGCAACATTTTAAATGTGCCATCTACTTCATCTGTTCCAGTTGTGTTTTGAATTGTTTCTTTCATAACAGGATATTTCATTACAAGTTTTATTTCATCTGTTAATTGAATTTCATTTTTATGATCTTCTGATATTTGTATGTCAACGTCATTGAGATCAAGTTTTATAGGAACTTGTGTAACTTCATCATCTGGACAAATCAAATTTAGTTCTATGATATCGCCTACTGACTTTCCTCTTATTTTTATAAAAATGTATTCAACATCAAACATAGGAAGATTGTTAGCATCAAGACCAGTACAGTTGTTGATAATTGTAACCATCGCATCTGCAATTTCTTTTTCATCTCCCCCTTGTTGAGCCATTAAAAGTATTTTTTGTTCTTTGACCAAAAATGGTCTGTATTTTATTTCTTCACCAGTAGATGGTAACACCAACGTATGTGTTGGTGCGTTTAGTTTTGGTAATGCCATAATTATTCATCCTTTATAATTTTATAGTCTTCTCAATACACTTGGTATTTGTGCGGTTAGTCTACGAGTAGCAGTATTTCTAAATGAATCTACTATTCTAGTTCCTATAGATGTGCTTGCTTCATCTTCAAGAGATTTCCAATATCTGTATGTCCAAGTAACACTAAGTTTTTGAATGTCACTAGCAATTGCTTGACTTACTGCAAGGGGTGCAACTGTTTTTGGAAAACAATCAATCAAAACACACCCGAAAGTTCTTTCGTCATTTTCATCTAATTGGTATATTTCAACTCTACCAACATAATCATGGTAGTATGATAATGCGAAACCATTTGATTCTGCACCAGCAGCCATTGCTGTCCATGCATCAAAGAATCTTTTTTCTTTTAGGTCTGATGACAGATAAAATGTTGAGTCAATGTCACCAAAACTTTGTGCTGTAACCACTTCTCTTTCAGGCCCATATAGATTAGTGTCTGGTGAAGAAACCAGATTGCGGCCAGGAATAGAAAATGACTCACAATTAAAGATAACATTTCTTAATGTACCGTCATTGGATAATTTATTTGTAACTGCTGTAAATGGGTTAAACAGGTTTGCAGCATTTCCTGTTCCACGAACACCAGATGGGGGAATAATCATAATCTCAAAACGATTTGGTTTCGCATAACCACCATCTCTACCTCGTCCTAAAAATTCATTTAGTCCAGCAAACGCAGCTCCCTTTAAAAAACTTTTGATACCAAATGCCATTAGATCATCTTCCTACTGTCTGAATAAACCTCTGAAGCAGAACCCTTCTTAAATCTCTGTACTGGTAGTAATGCAGCAACCATAAATTCATCTGCATCTATTCTACGAAAGTCCGTCTTAACTCTACCAGCAAGGTATCTTTTGAGTGTGGGTTTAATAAGGTTTACGTTTTTAAGTTTACTGTAATCAACATCAAGTATAGTGCTTTCATCGAATTTGGTATTGTTACTGTAGTCAACTAATCTATCTAACAACTGGAGTCTTAACTTCATAGGAAGATAGTGTAGGTTGATACCTAGAAATCCATCTGAATATGGTTCTAGTGGTAACACCAAAGGGAATGTATCATAGTATGGTAGTGTCTTTTTAAATTTAGGGTCATAGAAAAACATATTCAATCTTCCATAGAAAGGACTTTTCTTACGTTTTCCATCTCTGATTAAATCTAATGCGCCTGGTTTACCAAATTCTCTGATCTTATCTTTGTACCAATCAGTACTTCTTGGTCTACCTTGTGCAGCTTTCACTACACTCTGTATAAAGTTACTCTGTGCCATACATCTATTTATACTTTATGTTGAGATGGTCTTCAGTTAGAATCTTAAATTCCATACCATTGTCCAGACAGAACTCATTTGCATATTTCCATTTTGCCTCATTGATTACCCATGTCTTGACCTCATTCAACCATCTCTTGGTCTTACGTTTGGGTTCTTTGGTGGGTGGTTTGCATTGATACTTGGGTTTGACTTCTATGATAAATTTCTTTATCTTACCATCTGCTTGTTTGACCTTCATGTAGAAGTCAGGGAAGTAACGATGTACTCTACCATCCCACGGTGATACATATGGTATGATGACCTCTTCACTGCCCCACTCTAGGACAGCTTTAGTGTTATCACAATAGACCATGAGCTTACGTTCCCAAAGTGAACGATATATTACTTTAGATGGATTGCCCCTATACTTTTTGGGGTTAACAGGGATGTATTTACCACTATATGCCATATCTTATCTTATAAATAGTTTAAACTCTAGGAGTATTTATAAATGGCATTAGACCTCAATCTCGGCACAGTAGTCAAAACAAACCTTGCAAGTAAATTTAAGAAATTTGTATCAACTGCTGGTAGTCGTGGCGGTGCATTGAATATTCCAGATTTAAGTGATTTTGGAAAGATATCATCAACACAACGTGGAGTTGGACAGTTTCAAAACTTTTCATTTCCTTTGGATGTTACAGCATCGTCTGGTGATGGTGGTAATCAGGGTCACTATATGATGTTCTTAGTTAATGAACAAGTTGGTGCAAGAATCAAGTATGGTGGTGGTGACATGGCTGGTCAAGCAGCATCATTGAAAAAAACTGCTGCTAAGTCAGGTATTCCTCCAGAAAAGGTTGAAAGTCAGCTGAACGCAAGTGACACACGAAGACCAGATGGTCAACGTGATTATGAAAGAAGACAAAATGAAAAACGATCATCCATCATAAGTCAGAACTTAGGAAAAAAGAGTGTAGTAACAAGAGCGCCTGTAAGAAAATCTGTTGCAGCAGTTTCCATGTTCATGCCTGCTCAGGTTGCAACTACATATGGTGCAAATTATACTGACACAGGTATGGGAATGTTTGTAGGAGATGCTCTCAATATCTATGATGAACTAAAAAGAAAAGGTATGCGAGAAGCTGATATAACAAAATCTCTACAAGGTGTTGCATCTGGTGTAGGAAATTTAGCAGAACTTGCTTTGACAAATACATTAGGAAGTGGTGCTGTGCCTGGATTGAGTGGTCTTAGAGAAGCAAGGGGTATAACAACAGGAGAGATTATATCAGAAAGAATGGAACTCGCATTTAAGGGAATTAACAAAAGGCAGTTTCAATATACATTTAAGATGATACCAAAAAGTGCTGCAGAAGCAGATGAAATTAAAAATATTATACATTTATTTAAAAGAAATATGTTGCCTGAAATGACAGGTGGAGATGCGTCAGGAAGACGAATGACAATTCCAAACACATTTAACATACAGTATATGTACAATGGTGCAGACAATAATTTTCTACATAAAATAGGAGAGTGTGTTCTTGAAAACTTTTCTGTTGCATATGGCGGTGAAAAATATGCAACATATAATCCTACAGCGAATGGTGCTCCCCCTGTGGAAACCACAATAACTCTTGCATTTAAAGAATTAGATTTGGTTACCAGAGCTGGTGTTGAAGCAGAGGGAATGTAACTATGTATTTTAAAAATATGCCAAAAATATATTATGATTCTATGAATACTGGACAACCAAAGGTTGTAACTAATATTATGCGTAGGGTTGCTGTTCGTGCAAAGGTAAAAACCAACACACTTTTGTTTGATACCTACGAAGTAAAAGAAGGAGAAACACCAGAGAGTATTGCACATAAACTTTATGGTGACACAGAGTTACATTGGATTGTGTTAATGATGAATGACGTTGTAGACAGGTTTCACCAATGGCCTCTTAACTTTTCACAGTTCAATCAATTCCTAGCAGATAAGTATGATAATGTAGATGGTGTACATCACTATGAAGTTGCACAATCATCTGGTGACACAGATGTTAAGATTGAGGTATACAATAGTTCTGCACTATATACTGGTGACGATGATTTTTACGGTACAGCAACTACAGTGACTAATAGAGAATATGAACAAGATAGACAAGATGAACTAAGACAAATTCGTTTACTTGATCCACGTTATGTAGAAGATTTTGTAGAAGAATATACTAGTTTGATGAAGGAATCTATTATCTAATGGCAGAAATACAGTATGCAGGCGAGTGTAGTGTAGAAAAAGTAGAACTAATTTCATCTGCTGGAGTAATACATGACCTAAAACCCACCTGTTTAGAAATAAATATATTTGAAGATATATTCCTAGTCAATGGACTCACAGGAAATTTAGTCTTTACAGATACAAATAATCTGTTACAAAATTTACCGATTATTGGTCAAGAACAATTGTTGTTGAAAATTACCACACCATCATTAGACGATGAAAGTATAGACTTTACAGAAAATGCTCTTGCAATATGGAAAGTAAGTTCTGTTGATGAAATTTCAACTGGAGCTTCAGCAGTCACTTTAGAATTTTGTTCACAAGAATCATTAAGAAATCAACGTGTCAGAGTATCTAGAAGTTATAATGATACACCCTCAAAAATTATAGAAAATATTTTAACTGATGAAAGATACCTTGCAAGTAAAAAGTTATTTGAAGTAGAGGAAACTATTGGTGTTAGAAACATTATATCACCAAACGTAAGACCTTTTAATCAAATAAAAACATTGATGCAAGAATGTGTAAACAAAGATGGCGCTCCACATTATCTCTTTTATGAAAGCACTCAAGGATATAATTTTAGAACATTACAAGACTTGTACAGTCAAGACATAATTGGATCATTTCATAATGGTGATCCAAACGAGGATGATGCAAGTTCGACTCGTGGCATACAAGAATCATTAGACAGAATTGTTCAGATAGACATAAAATCTGCAAACAATCAGTTGATAGATTCTGCAGCTGGTTTGTTTGGGTCAAAGATTTTTACACACAACATTTTTGATAAGTCTTATAGTGTTACCACTTATGATTATTTTGAAAATTTTGATGAACATAAAAGAATTAGTGAAACAGAAAGTTTTCCTAAATATAACGAAACAGAACAAAAATTTGTGGATTCAAGAATTTATGTACACCCTACTAGTAAAACCAAAGGTAACTTAGATGCCGCATATGCTGATGAAAATAACCAAAACTCTTCAGCAGTTGCAAATAAAATAGGGGATTCTTTGTTGAGTAGAAAGAGTCGTATGCACGAAATATTTTCTGGTAAAAAAATCGGATTGTCTGTTCATGGTACAGTTGGTATATGTGTTGGAAAAATGGTTAACATAAATTATGTTGCACCCGGCAGAGTACATGATGATGGAAAAACCACAGACAAATACATATCAGGTAATTATTTAATTACAAAAACCAAACACACATTCAAACCAGTATCTTCAACGCACATGATACATATGATGGTATCTAGAGATTCAAATACCACCGAATTAAAATTTATTGAAAACGTGCCTGAAGTTAAAACGTCAGGTAAAGCTGAAGTAATAGAACTATAACATATTAGGAAAGGAGACTCTATAGAACTTACATTATGTCAAACATATCTCAAGGAGGCAATTAGCACATGGCTAAAAAGAAACAGAATACTAAACTACAAAAACTTAACACCTTTATTAACAGAGATCGGAGAATTGAACCAATGACAGAAAATGATAAATACTTGATAGACGCTATAGAGAGATTTAGAACCAATGAAAACATACAACGATTTACAGGAAGGCCTCAACGATCCCAATATATTTAAAGCATTTTTTCTTGCTGGCGGGCCTGGCAGTGGTAAGTCTTACGTTGTAAGAAAGACCACTGGCGGCACTGGATTACAGGTTGTCAATTCAGATGATGCATTTGAGCGTTATCTGGAGATGGCTGGGTTATCGAAAAAGATGCCTTCTTCAGAAGAAGAACCAAGAGATGTAGAACGTGCAAGAGCAAAGAAGGTAACAAAGGCTAGACAAGGTGGTTATATTGAGGGTAGGTTAGGACTTATCATAGACGGCACAGGTAAGGATTATGATAAGATTGCAGCACAGTCGATTAAACTAAAACAGTTGGGTTACGACACGCATATGGTTTTTGTCAACACTTCTCTTGATACTGCTTTAGAACGTAATGCAAAACGAGAGAGGTCTGTACCAGAGAGTCTTGCAATTAAATCATGGAAAGAAGTGCAGGGTAACATAGGCAAGTTCAGTCAACATTTCAGACAAAATTTTGTTGTGGTTGATAACAACGATGCCACTGAGGATGTTATGACTCCTGTATTTAAACAAATCAAAGGGTTGTTGAGAAAGAAAGTTACATCACCTGTTGCAAAAGAGTGGGTATACAATCAGATGCGAATCAGAGGTATAACAAGAGCACCAAAAGGATTTTAAATAACAATAAAAAAATAAACTTTTTACTAAAACCCTGTTTTTACAGGGTTTTCTTTTGTCGATTTTTCTTGACATTGCCTTAAAAGTGTTGTATATTAATTAAGTAAGATGAGTTGAAGGGATTAAGGGTCAAACCAGATTACAACAATGACCCGCTTGACAGTCCGGCAGGACGATAGAGTTTCCCATCTCAGGTTCACTGGTGGACAGACTGGACTCATTAGAGGGAAGTGACAGAGGCTCGGAAATCTAGAATCACTCAATGGTTTCCCCCCTCTGCCCTTGACTTTTTTGTTTTGGAGATTTAGAATGGCAGTTCATTGGATAGGTATTCGGGATGACCAATCAGTTGCTGCTCAACGTGTTTGGGGTCAACCTGATTTCTGGCATATGCACCACGACTGGCGGTCACATGGTGACATAGATTGGGATCACGATATAGTTCTTATAGGTGATTCGGGTACTGGCCACCCTATTGAGTGG